TGAGCCGCCCGGAATATCAATTCATTCAGACCAACCCTCATCTTGGGGGGGGTCGATGCTGTTTGCAACATTTGGTGGTAGTCATGCGTATGGTACAAATAAACCTACGTCTGATATTGATATACGTGGATGCGCTCTAAATTCTAAAAGCGATTTGCTTGGAAGAACAAACTTTGAGCAAGTTCTTGACAAAGATACAGATACTACAATCTACGCATTTAATAAGCTGATTGGTCTATTGGAAAATTGCAACCCTAATACAATCGAAATGCTCTTTTGCAGACCTGATAGCTATGTGTTCTATCATCCTATTGGAAAAATGATGATTGAGCAGCGTGATATGTTCCTTTCGCAGAGAGCAGTTCAGTCTTTTGGTGGCTATGCTAATCAGCAGCTTCGGCGGCTTGAATGTGCGGTTGCTCGTGATCGTCTGCCACAGGCCAAGAAAGAGGAACATACTCTTAACTCTATGAAAAGTTCTCTCAAACATTTTGAAAGCAAGTACACAAAATTTGATAAGGGTAGTATCGTTCTTTATACTGCGGAAAGCCCTCGTGAGGAATGTGATACAGAAATCTTTGCTAATATTACGCTCTCTCATTATCCAGCACGTGAGTTTAACAGCATCATGAATGAATTGAGTAATGTGCTTGGCACATATGAAAAGCTGAATCATAGGAATCATAAGAAAGATGAAGAACATTTGAATAAACACGCTATGCACCTGATCCGTTTATATCTGACTTGTATTGATTTGTTGGAGAATGGAGTGTTTTCTACTTATCGTGAGAAAGATATTCCTCTGCTTATGTCAATTCGTAATGGTGCATATCAGAATGAGGATGGTACATATAAGCAGGAGTTTTTTGATATGGTAACTGACTATGAAAATCGTATGAAACACGCCAAGGAGCATACTGTTTTGCCGCCAAAGCCTAACTATAAGCAGATTGAGAAATTTGTGATGTATGTAAATGAAGAAGCGATAAAAATTACTGGAGGATAATATATGCGGTGGCTTGGGAATTTTGTTGGTGAGGAACAGGTTGTAAGAAAATTTGCATTCTTACCAATTAAAGCTAATGGGGAATGGTGATGGTTGGAATTTGTATATGTCCATCAAACTTGGCATGGAAGTTCATGGTACAATGATTGGTTTGAAGATTAGGAGAATATTATGATTGCAAATGTAGTAATTGAAAAACCTCTTGTATCGCCAGAGTCATTATTGGCATTAGATCAAGAGGATTGGGAACATATAGAAAAAGAACAAACTTTATTTACAGAAACCAGATGCTTACCAGCAATTATGAAAGAGGCCGGAATTGTATCGTCTACAAATGAAGTTCGTAGAAATAATCAAAAGTACAATATAACACTGGAAAAACCAGATTGTATGATGATTAAATGGGGAAAGAAATTTCTGTTCGTTGTTGTAGGAGAATAGAATGAAAAATAAAATTCGTGTAAAATATTTTAATCAAAAAGGATTTCGATTTAATTGCAGTAGTTTTAAAGACACTTTTCGTTATCCAATTTATAGGAATGTTACTATTTCAAAATCGGTAAATGGCGTATGTTGGTGGTTTGATTCAGAAAACAAATGGTTTAATTGGGATGATGCTATTAGATTAGGGCTGTTGGATAAAAATAGTCGTGGTTGTTCAACCCACAGCAGAGAAATTCGTAGCGTAAAAGCGGCTATTCGTCATGCCAAAAAGCATTGTGAACTTCCCATTGGAACTGTGCTTACACTTTGTTCAAATTTTGTTGGCATAGGAGTTGAGATAAGTATTATTGGAAAAATAGATTGATAAATATGGAGGCAAACATGGAAACTAAATTTGATTTGACTTTTATAGAGGCTATGAACGCTGTATTAGCTGGTAAGTATATTCAAGGTGAGAATTTTATGTGGAATGTTTATCTTGCCGCAAAGGATGGAATTGTGATGATTAATTCTTTTCATGGTGATGATATGATAAAATATCACGTAGATGGGAAACTTTTCATTACGAATGGCGTACTTTCACAGAAATATAGGGAAGTTTCAGTATTGAATGAAAGTGGACTGTTTCATATGTAATTAAGGAGAATTGAAATGATTCAAATTGATATGGAAATGCCTACTGATTGCAATGTATGTCCTTGCTGTCAGTCAAATGTGCATTTCACTCATTTTAGCTGTGGCATAACAGAAGATGATGTTGTAGATGATGAAACAGGAGAGATTTTTAAAGATCGTCCGTCTTGGTGTCCGTTAAAAGAGGTATAGATACTATGGGAAAAATAATTAACATTCCAGAGGCTCCAAAGCAGCTTATGAAAGTTTTGCTGGATGCAGGATATGAAGCCTATGTGGTAGGCGGCTGTGTTCGTGATTTTCTGCTGAGTCATGAACCACATGATTGGGATATTTGCACGAATGCACTTCCTAATCAGATGAAAGAGTGTTTTGCCAGCTATCATGTAATTGAAACTGGCTTCCAGCATGGAACGCTTACTGTCATGGTGGATCATGTTGGATATGAAATTACCACATACCGAACAGATGGAGAATATACAGATCATCGGCATCCTGATTCTGTACAGTTTGTTGGTAGGCTCCAAGAAGATTTGATGCGCCGTGATTTTACAATCAATGCAATGGCTGCTGACATTAGTGGAAAAATCCGAGACTTTTATGATGGACAGTTTGATTTGGAGCATAAGTGGATTCGTTGTGTGGGTGATCCTAATAAGCGTTTTATGGAAGATCCATTGCGTATTCTTCGTGCTATGAGGTTTCAATCCAAATTGGGATTTGTAATCGAGCAAAGCACAGAAGATGCCATGCGTAGGTATCGGCATTTGCTTCAGTACATTTCAGCAGAGCGAATTAATTCTGAACTAACTGGAATTTTGATGGGCGATTGTTATTCTACACTGACCTGTTTTCCTGATGTGTTGTCGGTTTGCATTCCTGAAATAAAGCCTTGTATTGGATTTCAGCAGAACAATCCACATCATAATAGAGATGTTTGGGAACATACGCTGTTTGCTATTTCTGCGGCTCCTAAAGACCTTTATACTCGGTTGGCGTTGCTGTATCATGATATTGGAAAACCTTTGTGTTATTCGTTTGAGAGCGGTGTAGGACATTTTTATGGACACGCTGCTATTAGTAAAGACATAGCGGAAAAATCCTTGCGAGGATTACGGTATGATAATCAAACGGTTAAGTTGGTCACACAGCTTGTCGAAGCCCACGATAGAACGATTGAACCACGAAAGCCAGTAATTCGCCGCTGCCTGAATAAAATGGGTCTGGAGCAGTTTCTTCGGTTACTGGATGTAAAAGAGGCTGACTATGCGGCACAAGCACAGTTATATGGAGATCGGTTGCATAAGATTGAGATTCTTCAAATGACAAATGAAATACTATTAGCACAAAAATATCAAGAGGATTGTTTCTCTCTCAAAGATTTGGCTATCAATGGAAATGACCTGATCCAGCTTGGATATAAACCCGGAAAAAAGATTGGAGCAGTATTAAACCAGTTGCTTGAAATGGTGATTGATGGTATAATGGAAAATAATAAGTGTCAGCTTAGATCATATGCAATAAGTCAAATGGAGGAATAAATTTATGTTGTTTTTAAAAGGCGATAGAGGAAAAAGTGTTGTATGCGATGCAATTATTCGAGGAAATAGAAATGTGATTTGCTGTCAGTATGTACAAGAAGTTGTTCCTACATTAAATTCATATATTGTTTCTTTAGATAACTCACAGGAACTTTTGGGTGAGAAACTTTTTCATGAAGTTGAAATAAGTAATCCCGTTATGCTTGTGATATATACAAACGAAAAGCAAGAGAATTTAATTGTACTTCAAAAATGGATTAATAAAATTGAAAGTTCTTTCGGTTGTATAGTTGTTCTAACGTGTAAATAAGGTGATAATATGATTAAGTGGAGATATAAATTAGAGTACCACGGCAAGGCCCTCCGTGAAACTATTAATACTGGTGGCGATGATTTAGAGTCATGTAAGAAAACGCTTTTAGCTTTAAAGGATTGTTATGACCAGATTAAATCATTAGTGAAAGATGATTGGTGGGAATTTGAAAGTGATTACAATACTTTGAATTTCTATATTGAAGCATTAAACAATCCAGATGAAGGCAAACGTGAAGATGCTTTGCTGGACGGTGGCTATGATGGGTATAATCCAGCACTGGATTGTGTAAATGACAGCCTTAAAACTTTTTATGATCTTTGCGACTATCATAGGATTTGGGTAGGAGTGTAAAATGACAAATAAAGAGAAATTTATTCTTTTGCGAAAAGGTATTGAAACAGCAAAAGAATTACAGGACAAAGCAACCGAAGCAGAAGATTTAATTTTCAAAGCATTAGACGATCTTGGCGTTGATTCTGCAAAGCATAATACCGCAGCAGAAAATGCCAGTAATCTATTAGAAGCTATATCTTGTTATATACATTATGGAGAATATTCTATTGATGGCTTAATGAAAGAAATTCAGAAGGCATATGAGGAATAGTAATTATGGAATTGTATTGTAAAACTTGTGATAGACATACGAATCATAAATATATGGGTAATTTTAAAGACGGCAATCGTTTGTTGGGCAGATATATTTGCAAAGAATGTGGAACAGAACAAGAAGATGAGCCAATGAAAAAGGAGAACAATCATGAAAATGAAATATTTTAATGGCAAAGAACTTGACGATGCGAAAATCATTGAAACTTTATCTAAAGTGGTAAGTATGTATGACAATGGCGAAATAGCAGAAGTTAGGGATGAACTTTCTGAAATTGTAAATGCGATTGATGAATTTGAAAGACAATACAATATGAAGGAGTAATTCTTATGAAAGAAATTGAACAGATTAATACGTGGCTTGGTCAACGTATGAAGAATATGAGCGAAGCTGAACTTGCAGAATTGTTTAAAGAAATTTCTGGTTTTCGTAGAACTGGAGTTTTAAAAGGTGAACAGTTAAGAAATTTGGCAAAAGAATTTTCAGATAATGTTGCTCATACTGACTATGGACAAAATATGCGGTTAGTTGAAGATGAAGTTCTTTTTGAAATGAGCCGTAGATATTATAATTCTTTGTTTTTCTGAGGTATCAGTATGAGAAAATTTGATCACAATTCAACATGGGAAGATGTTCAAAATATGACTATCGAAGAAGCTATTGCTGTACTTTCGCATGATGCTGATTCAGATGGAAAGGAATGGTCAGCCAGACCGCATAAAGCAAAGGCTGCTCAAATGGCTATTGAAGCATTGAAAAAGACTGATTATGAAAAATCATGTCTCGGTTGTATTCGTTCAAATGGCAAATTTCCAGCGGGGTTAGATTGTCATGACTGTTCCAGATGTTATTCTGATTTGTATAAGGAGAAAGAAAATGAGGTTTAGAGATATTCCACAATTTATCAGTGATGGATCATATCAAGTCAACGTGTCGTGGGAGTATATGATGGATTGGCTTGACAGGCTGGTGAACGAAGAAGGATTGCAACTTAATCCAGATTTCCAGCGAGGTCATGTTTGGACTGAACAACAACAGATTAAATTTTTGGAGTTCATTCTTCAGGGTGGTAAAACTGGTCGTGTTCTTTACTTCAACGATCCATACTGGCATAGCTGTGGCCCTAAGACTGGATACAGCGACTTTGTATGTGTTGATGGCCTCCAGCGGATCACAGCTATTCAGCGTTTTATGAACAATGAAATTCCTGTGTTTGATATGTTTCATTCTGATTTTGAAGGCGATACAGATTTGATTCGTCATAGTATGGTGTTCAATATCAATGATCTCAAAACAAAGAAGGAAGTATTACAGTGGTACATTCAGATGAATGCTGGTGGTACGCCGCATTCCGCAGAGGAAATTGATCGTGTGAAAAAGTTGATGGAGGAATGTTAAAATGAAAATAAAGATTGATACATATTTTGATATATCGTGTTGTCAATGTGCAAAAAGTAGAAGTACAGATTATGAGCAGGGAATGGAGGTTAGTAAAAGTAAATTATCAAAATTAGCATATTTAGAAGGATGGAAATGTATAAACGGTAAAACGCTTTGTCCTGTTTGTGTAAAAAAGGAGAAATAAAAATGTGTGAATTTTGTGAGCGATTTGATTTTGGTTCTGCTTCTTATGAAATAGATCGGTATGGAACAAGAATTGTTATGGCTGGTGGTAGCTATCGGTTTCCACCTGAAAGGCAGTTTGAATTTTGTCCTCGCTGCGGAGCATCCCGTGATGAAATATTAGCCAAGCGTCTTACCGAAAATAATTGAGGTGGCAAGATGAGCGATAAATCTTGGACTAAGATAGATTTAAGGAAAGGTGAAAAGACACTTCCTCCAGCACATAAAAAAGTATTGCTTTACATTAATGGTGAATATCAGACTGGCATAATTGGTGGGCTAACGCCATTGTCAACAATCCGTAGATATGCTATTTATGGTAATGTAGTACGGAGTTTAAAATCGTGCAGGGTATGGTGGCAAGATTTACCGCAGCCGCCTATTTAGTAAGCTAAATAACGATATATTCAACAGGTGATTGTAATGATTAGAATAAGTGAAAACGAACTAAACCTAAGAACAATTATGGATAGTGGTCAGTGTTTTCGTATTTTTATTGTTGAAGAAAGTTACTTTGTTGCTGTTTATGATGTGATTGCAATGAATAAATATGTTCGTGTTTATCATGTCAAATCAGAGGGAGCATATTTCTTTAATTGTGATAAGAGCGAATGGGATTTTTGGAATATGTATTTTGACCTTGATACAAACTATGAAAAATTCTATATCGCTATAGCAAATTCCGATGATAACTTTCTAAAAGATGCAGCAGAGTATGGAAAGGGTATGCGAATATTAAGGCAATCATTTTGGGAGGCACTAATTTCTTTTATTATTTCGCAAAATAATAACATACCACGAATTAAAAAGTCTATTGAATTGCTCTGTGAAAAATTTGGTAAGCCTATTGAAAGATATGGGATGGTTCGATATTCATTTCCTAATGCAAAAGATTTAGAGAATGTAACTATGGATGATTTGTCTGATTTAGGATTAGGTTATCGTGCAACTTATATCTATGGTGTATGTAAACGTAATCCAGCTTTGGTTATGCCTAATTACGATATGTTGTTGGCTATTCCGGGTATTGGCAAAAAGGTAGCCTCCTGCATCATGCTATTTGGTGCATATGATCTTACACAGTTTCCGATTGATACATGGATGAAGAAACTACTGGATGAAGTTTATAATGGGCGTTTTGATACAACCCCATATAAGGGGTTTGAGGGATTTATTCAGCAACTTCAATTCTATTATTACCGCCATTTGAAAGGAAAATAAAATGCGAAAACCTACAGTAAAGAACAAATATAATCTTACTATGGCAAAAATCCGTAAATTAAAAATTGTTGATAGAAGCAAGGTCGGCAAACCTTTGTTTTGGCGTAATGATGTAATTGGCGCATGGTGTATTGTTGGTTCTGCTGGTAATAAGATGGATGTTGTGTTTGGTACAGATAACGAATTTTGGATTGGCATATATGATGATAATGCTAAAACATATGCAGGAAAGTTTCGTGTCCATCTTACTTCTTATGGCGGAATGTGTAGCTATAAATTCAATCAATTCTTTAGAGAAAAAGACATTCAATGTGATAATGACTTACGTATTCAAGAAAAGTTTCTCGGCAAAATAAATGAATTAATTGATTTGGGAATTTTAAGCCAGAGGTGATATTATGCTATTATATATATTCTTAGTAGTTTTAGTCTTTGCTTTGATTTGTGTTGCTCTCTATTTTTATGTTGATTGGAAGGTTGATAAAGAAATTGAGCAAGAACACAAAGAGCGTATTGTTGCTGAAAGTAGACTTACAGAATCATTGAAAACATTATGTACTCAACTTGGTATTGGTTTATCATATCATGAAAAACTTGGAACTGCGGCTGGACGTATCTTATATCATTCAATGAATGGGCGACTTTTTGTTGATGATGCAAAGATTGAAATTTTAGAAAAGTATAAAGATGAGCCTTATGTTCTTGCTCATGAACTCGGTCATTATATGGCAATCAAGCAACGCCAAGATAATTCTGAGCGTGGAGCAGATGATGAAGCTGATAAATTATGTCGGTTAATACTAAATAAAAAAGAACAGGAGTTACTTTCGATTGGTTTAAAGTGTCATTTTCATAATAAGGAGGTAGATGAATGACTGTAGTAGTCATGTCTCGTGATGCTGCAATGAGATACTGTAGTGAGTATCATAATAAGCCAGCAATTATGATTTCAATTTCTGATCCCTATATTACATATCCTACGGAACCATATTGTTCTAATAAAAATGGCCTTGTAGCAATTCAGCCTTTGTTTTTCACAGATGCAGATAAACCCGGAAAAGATGTTTATGATCGTGAAGTGACTGAGAATGATCTTATTACCGAGGCCGATGCCCAGCTTGTCAGACAGCTATTAGACAAGTATCCAGATACAGATGTGATTGTTCATTGTGACGCTGGTATTTCTCGTTCTTCTGGTGTAGCTGCGGCAATCTTGAAAGCCAAAACAGGTGATGACTCGCAAATTTTTAATAATCCAAAGTATCGTCCTAATATGCGGTGCTATCGGATAGTATTAGATGAATTTATGCAGGAGGATTGATATGTATTGTAGTGGTGATTGTAAATATTTAAACAGTAAGAATCATGTTTGCAAACTTACTGGTGAAAAACTTACTCACATGAGATTTGGTAGCAGAGGATTTCGATACCAAGTACATGAGCATAATGGAATTTGTGAACAAGATAAAATTGAAATGGAGGTAACGAAAAATGGGAAATAATCGTGATAGTCTTGGGGATCGCATGAAGCGGTATGAGAATGTTCCAAAGGTAAGTCTGGTGCGGCGTATGCCTGTAATTATTCGGCTTGATGGGAAAGCATTTCACACGTTTACCAGAGGTTTTGTAAAGCCGTTTGATGCCCTGTTGATGCAGACTATGAATGATACCATGAAATATCTTTGTGAGAATATTCAGGGCTGTGTGATGGCTTATACGCAATCCGATGAAATTTCTCTTGCGCTGGTAGATTATCAGACACTTACAAGTGATGCTTGGTTTGATAATAATGTTGAGAAAATGTGCAGTATTGCTGCGTCTATGGCTACGTTGGCCTTTAATACCGCATGGCGTAGGAATGTTGATATTTGGGCGGCAAGCAAAATTCCCGATTGGTATAATAGTGGTACAAATAATTTGCGCTGCATAGATCAGCCAGCCGTAAAGCAAGCACAGATTTATTCTTCTCGTTTTGATCGTGCGCTTTTCGATGCTCGTGCTTTTAATGTTCCAAAAGAGGAAGTTATGAACTGCCTTTGCTGGCGGCAGCAGGACGCTACACGAAATAGTATTCAAGCAGCGGGACAGGCACAGTTTTCACACAAGCAGCTTATGGGGAAGTCTTGTAACGAGATTCAAGATATGTTGTTTACAGAGAGGGGCATCAACTGGAACGACTATCCTACATCATGTAAGCGTGGTACGTGTTGTGTTAAGAAGCCTATGACTTTTGAGGCCAGAGATAAGAATGGTAATGTTACTGGTATCTGTTCTCGTAATAAATGGGTTATTGATACGGAGATTCCTATTTTTAATCGAGAGCCTAACTATATTAATTCTCGCATTTTTGTTGGTGGTTAAATGTAGGAGGGTGATTTAATGAACAATGTTTTTATTAAAGGGCAAGCCCCTGATTTGAATTTGGATCGTAAGCTAAATTTGCATAATGGTTCATTGATTATCGTAAAGTATGGAGGTGTTGCAACTGGTATTTATATGGTTACATCATTCCGGGACAATAAAAATAAATATGATGGTTGCAATACTACATCTTATTGTTCACTTGTAAATTTAGATAATGGTTCCTTGGTTTTTGAAGAGCGGTGTAGTCGTAACACTACTGTACGTAGAGTTCTTAATCATATTTTACGTCTTGGTTTTTCAATGCCTTATAATCCAAATTCAAAAGAAAATGATGGTTAGATGAAGAATTATGACATTGACTATTATGGGAATGGTACGTATAAACTTGAAGTTGATTTGAGGTGATAGTATGAAATTTATTTTGGCGTTCTTTGTTTTGGCATATGTGTTTACATTCTTTTATCCTAAATTTACAGTTTCATTTAATGGTGTTCGTAACAATAGTTTTTCTGCGAGAATTATAGGAGCATTGGCGGTTGCTATATTGCTAACATTGTTTATTGGTTTGCCGCTCTTAGGTGTTATTTCATTGTTTGCGTAATGGGAGGATTTATGGGGATTGGATTTGTACTTGATGAAGAAGGTAATATTATTACATTTGATGATCCAGAAAAGAATATTCAACAAAGTTTAAATTCAATTAAACAGGCTGCGAATTATCTTATGCGGGATAATAAGGCTTTACGTGCTACATTAAATAAGTACAATAAAGATGTTGAGATTAAGGCCAAGGATGATGAGATTCGATCCATTCAGCAGCGGTCTATTAGTGTCCTATCACCAGTAGAGTATGAACGAGATAAGGAATTTCGGGAGCGACATTATCAGATTTGTAAAAATGGTAGCCATTTTATCTATGATCTTCAGGGAACCGGGATTGGTACTGTAGTAAAAATTAGGTGTCCAGTATGCGGTGTTGAAGAAGATATTACGGATACAAGCTGCTGGTAAAATTTTTAAAGAAATTTCAAAAAACCTCTTGACAATAACGGTATAATCAATTATAATAAATAATGTCAGGAGGAACAGTAAGCCAACTGACGATGATTTAAGGTAAATAACGGCGCAATCAATAATTAGAAAGGAAATCAAAAAATGAACATTGAGACTAAGGCAAACATCGGAGATACTATTTTCTATCTGAAGAAAATCAATCGTGAAACTTGCCCCATCTGCTCTGGTACTGGTAAGATTTGTATTGGAACGGCAATTAATCCGAATTTTGATTCGCCTGATAAGTTTGCTGAATCTATCAGTGATCAGATTGAGCAGAATTTGACTCAGATTTTGACAGGCGATGTAAGGGAGTATAATTGTCCTGAGTGTAAGGGTAAAGGTACTGTCAAGGTTGCTGGTCAGCCTAAGTATGAAGTTGGTTCTGGTACAGTAATTACGATTGATACAAATATGAACTCAACATCTACAAATGTTACTTATCGTGTAATTGATAGTGATGGATCAAATAGGACGGTTTCAGATGATAAGATGTATCTGAATCAGGAGGCCGCTGAGAAGGAGTGTCGTTTTATGAATCTGGAGCGGCGAATGGTTCCTCTTGAGTGTATTCAAATTCCACGTTCTTTTGCAAATACAATTCCTTGCAATGAGAAGCTGATGCGGCGGCTGGACGAGTGGCGTAGTCATCGTAAGTTTAAGACAGAGATTTATGTAGATGAGAAGTTGAATCTGTTTGATGGTTATACTTCTTTCTTGATGTATCGAATGCTGGGTATCTTTGATATTCCTGTTGTGATTTGGCCTGAATGAAAGAAGCTGTAATGGATTTTGTAATTGGCAACACATATCAAGATCGACAGGGAGATAAGATCAAGGTTTTGGACATTGCTGAGAATCCACAAGATAAATCAAGGGTGGTTATCTATAATAGGAAAAGCAAAGGCAAGAAAGTTCTCCAGTCGTTTCATGATATATTAATGGACACTATCAAAAGAAAGGAAATGATGTAATGAAAACTATTAAAAATATTCTTCTTGCCTTGCTTGCGGTTGTTATCGTGGTCGGAGGAACTTACACCGCTATTCAGTGGGATGCAATCGTAGGTAAATGGCAGACAGAAGCAGATCGAGAGGTATTTAAGCAGACTACAACATATTCTGAAGTTGCTGCATCGTTTTTGGCTGATAGTTATAAGCAGTATAATGATGCTGAAACAGATACAGATAAGAATACAATTATGGAGTATGTTGTGATGAGGTATCCGAATTTGGATACAGATTCTATTGATAACGCAACTCTGCGCCAGTTTTATAATCAGTGTCTCAATCATTAAAATATAAGGAGAATATAAAATGAAAAAGTTTAAGATTGTAGCTATCGCTCTTTGTGCAGTTCTTATGACTGGTATCTTGGCTGGATGTATGTATGATAGTGAGGAAACTCAGTATACCAATGAGTTGAAGGATCAGATTCAGAATAGTATTGGTTTTCCAAATATCACAAATTTCTTTGAGTATTCTCAGTTGAAAGAAATTTATGAGATGCGTGATAATCCTAATCTTATCTGTTATTGGTATACCAAGAACGAATATACAGGTAAGTGGATTTATCAGGGAACTTGCATTGGATATGGAATTCCTTATGGCGCAGCGATTACCGCACCTGAATCTTCTCAGGAGGCTCGTGGTGGAGGAAGTTATTGGAATATTGTATCGCTTGCAGAGCCGAATGGTCTGTATACTGAAAGTGTTGTTACTACTGCCACATGGATTCTTACGACAAATGATTCTGGTGAAATTGCACCGACATATGTGGAGAGTGAGATCAGTGTAAGTCAGACTAAGATGGATGCTCGTCTTTGTGAGGACTGGTCTATTCCTGATAACTATTAAGGAGTAATTGCAATGGATGATTTTCTGCATGAAATTCTTGAGAACACAAAGAAAATGTTTCCGGGAGCAACCAGTGTAAGGATTATTGTCACAAATGAAGATGTGAAAGCTACTGCATCTTATAATGGTGAACTGTCCGATTATTCTATGAAAAAGATTGACGGATCGTGGTGTAGTAAGCGCATATAACGACTTATTCAGTAGGTGTTATTATGGACGTAATTGAAAAATTCCTTCGAGAACATTCAGATGGTAAAGATTATCCAGTTTGTAGTAGTGAATTGTCAAAGCATTTTGTGTTCCTCGAACTACAATCAGGCGTATGATCAACACAGCACGAAGCAATGGAAGTCCAATCTGTTCCAGTCCCAAGGGGTATTACATAACAACCGATAGAGAGGAAATCAAAAACACAATCAGTTCATTGCGTGGGCGTATTGCAAAAATGGAAAAGGCTATTGCTGGCCTTGAAGCGTGTTTGTAAAACAAAAATCTCCCCTACTGCTTCATGTAGTAGGGGAGGGATATGGCAGATTAACCCTAACTGGTAAGGGACGAGTCTTGAAAACTCGCAGTAGTCCGAAAGGGCGTTTGGGTTCGAGTCCCAAATCTGTCGCCAGCCTTAAATTAAGGCAAAGAAAACATATTATAATAAGAAATCAAAAACAGAAAGGAAACAAAACAATGAAAAAGCTGAATGTAACTCTGATTGGTAATTCTCCCCTGATTATGCACTCTCCTAAGTGTGTAAATCCGCTGCATCCGATTAGCATTGAAATGAAAAAGTACACTTCTAAGAAGAAAAAGACAGAGGAAGATTTGCTGAAGATTTCTGATCTGGAATGGGAGTCTGGTGTTTATTGGGATGATACTGTTGGTTTACATATTCCGAATGAGTGCATCAAGGCTACAATCCAGAATGGCGCAAAGGCCAATCGTAAGGGCGCAGATATTTCCAAGTATCTTCAGGTTGATACTTTAATGGCTCCTGTTGATATTTCTGAGCCGCAGAATTATGAGATTTTGAAAACTGATAATCGTTATCGTGATGTGCGTTCTGTTTGTGTGCAGCGCAATCGTGTGATTCGTACACGTCCTCGTTTTAATACATGGAAAGTAACTTTTGATATTTCTTATGATGAGAATATGATGGATATTTCCACTATCATCAATGCAATCGAATATGCTGGCAGTTATGTTGGCCTTTGTGAAATGCGTGATCGTGGATATGGTAGATTCTCTGCTAATATTGTTGAGGTAGCGTAAGATTTATAAGGATATAAAGTCTGTACCATGCTACAAGTGTGGTATGGTACAGACATAAAATTGAGGATTATAGGGTCTGGTATGGTGAGGTTGGATAGGCTCGGATAGGATCAGGTATGATGAGGTAAGGATTTTAAGGTATGATATGGTCAGGTTGGGTATGGTTGAATCGGGTAGGATGCGGTATGGTAAGGATTTTAAGGCCCGGTAAGGTAGTGTATGATTAGGTTAGGTTAGATTAGGTGTGGTATGAATTTTAAGATTTGGCAAGGTCAAGTGAGGTGTAATCTGGTTTGGTTAGGTAAGGATTTAAAAAGATATTTTTAATAAAGGAGTAAAATCAAAATGAAAACAAATAAGCAAGTAGAAAAACTTGTAAATTATATTGTCGAAAAGGACTATGGAACAGTAATTTTTCATCAGGAAATTGCGAATTTGCTTGGTGTTCAATATGGTTCACAGCAATATAGTAGTATTGTTCAAAGGGCAAAAAAGAAGTTGCTTGAAGCTGGCAAGATGATTGATTGTGTTCGCAAAACGGGATATGAAATTATTATGCCAGATAACTATACTAATTCCGCAGTAAAAGCACTTTCTGATGGCGCAAAAAAGATTGATAAAGGTGGCAAAATTATGGGTAATGCTCCAGTACAGAAAATGAGTCCTGCTGGTCTGGAATCATATAATCTTGTAAATGATCGTTTGCATCTTGTTCGTGCTGCTATTGCAGGAGCAGTCGTAGAAGTTAATATGCTTAGTCAAAAGCGACCTCATCCTCTTGCATTAACAAAGTGATATATTAGATTAAGGTAAGGATTTTAAGGTTAGGTTTGATGGGGTGTAGTGAGGTATGATATGGTGAGGTTTGGTATGGTTAGGATTTTAAGGTACGGTATGATTCGGTTCGGTTAGGTCAGGTGGGGTATGGGTGTAAAAAATCTCCCCCATAAAGTGGGGGAGAAATATTGGAGAATGGTGGAATGGTAGACACGCCGCCACTATAGAGCGGTGGAAGGTAGCGCAACCTTCTTTGTAGGTTCGAGTCCTACTTCTCCAGCCAAATTATAACGTTGATTAACCAATCTTCTCATATCATTTTCCCAAGCTGTTTTTCTGTGACTACGTTTCCACTTGAGATATTCTCTCCAACGCACATCAGAAGCCTCCCATGACAGCCCAAAGACACGCTGAACATCCTGTGCTGACTGAATACGAAGCTGGTCATATAAAGGCATAGGACAAAGCAGGAGGGCGGCAAAGTAGTCTGCTTCTCCCTCCAGTTCAGGATTAGAAAGGTTATTAAAGTTGTTTTCTGCGATCCGTGGCTCTGCCAAGTAAGGAAGATGATTTAATTTGACATGACCAAGTTCGTGTGCCAGAGTCCAACGAATACGGCCTATAACATTGTTGTTAGCTGTAGAACTATTAACAAGGACAAGGTATCTATCGTTCGTTATGTCATAATGGGTACAGCCACTTTCACTTTCGCATAATGCAAAAACTTCATCTAAACTACATGAATTGATTTTAGCAAAAGTAGAATATGGCATTATTCTACAGTTTTCAATCTGATTAAAAAATAGCCGAGGATTCATAGGGAAACTGATAGAAGGTAAGCTGCGGTAAAGTTGTAGAACTTGGTTGCAAATATACGCATATCTAATCAAGAGTCTATCACCTCGCAATTATCATAGCAAAATTAGTGTCCAATAAAACGGACTATTCATTATCATCTCTAAAAGCATAATCAAAGCCAAGACGAAGCATCTGCATCATGCGCTGCGGGTCGCCTTTAATCATTTTTGACTTTGCTCTTTGTATTGAAATAATATCTGGATCACCACAAATTTCATCTGCCGATGTAGGAATTTCGGTTAGGCCAAGCAGATAGTCTACTGTGACACCAAAGTATTGTGCTATTGCTTTAATTTTGTCTACTCCGGGCGTACTGGTTGCTTTCCATTTTTTTATCGTGGAATTTGAAAATCCACAATCGCTTTCTAAACGGGCTATGCTGATTTTCCTTTCTTCACATAGTCTTTGAATGCGATCATACAGTCCAAGTTCCATAAAATCCCCTCCATTTAGAATATTATCTCATTTTATGCTTGACATTGAGAAAACTATCTGGTATAGTATGACCGTGGGATTGAGAAAGTTATCTCTACATCGCCCATTATACGGTAAATAATCTAATTTGTCAATACTGAATAGGAGTGTGGTTAAGTTGCATAATAAAATTAAGCCTGTGGACAATGTGAGGATGCTTTCTTTGATTTCTCTATTGAGCAAGTACGATTTATTCCATATCACAACTGATAATGGAAGGGAATTTAATGCGACTGAAATTGTTAGTGAAAATGAAGGATATTTAGAGTTCAAGCGTCTTTTTGCGAATTCAGTCTATTCTAATGGCTGTATTACAGATATTCAAGCCATTTGCGAAACTGAGTTTGTCTGCAAAACTTCTACTGTGACATATCATATTTCTGCATTACATATTAAACCGCAGAATCCTATTATTAGGGAACGTAAAACGTGGAAAGAAATATCCGACTTGATGGATGTAAATTATATTGGTGAACGTTTGATTCGTTATATCAAGGAATTGGATATGCTGGTTCTGGCGATTGATCCTATTCTGTTGGGGGAATTACACCCTATGGAGCAGCGGCAGATTCAACATCTTATTAATGCCTATTTGGATGGATATTCTGATTTGTTGCAGATGAGCCGTACTGTATGTTTTCAAGTTAAGCTGTATGATGGACGGAATAGGATTTATGCTGGAGTTTATGATCTGGAAGGCCAGTGTTCAGTAACCAGTGTTCTTATTTATGATGACCGGGATAAGGAGAATTTTTCTGATGAGTTTTATAATAAGGCACAGGCCATATTAAAATATGCAAAAACGACAGCTACCAAAATCTTCTTTCAAAATTGAATATTGTGCTTGACATTTCAGGTCAAGCATGATAGTATAATAACAGGATAATCAATAATCATTGAAAGGGGGGGTGCTGATATGAAGGCAATAAAAAGGGGAGATATTTATTATGCTGATTTAAGCCCCGCAATAGGAAGTGAACAAGGTGGTATTCGTCCAGTTTTAATAGTTCAAAATAATGTCGGGAATTATTATAGTCCAACTGTGATTATTGCTGTCTTGACTTCTAAATCAAAGAAACATTTACCAACACATATCAGCATCCATTCTGGAGAAGGTAACATTGCTATGGATTCTACAGTATTACTGGAGCAACTACGAACAATAGACAAAAATAGGCTTCAGAAATATGTAGGTAGCGTTTCAGATGATACAATGGATCGTGTTGACCGGGCCATGCTGGTCAGTCTTGGATTAAATATAGCATAATAACAGTTTATTCAAAAAACATCTTGACAATCGTGCTTAAATCTGTTATCATAGTAAGTGAGGTGATAATCATGATTGAGCAATCCGTTATGGATAGGTACATCGCAGAATCATCTTTGAATATGACAGAAACAAGCAGGATTAATTCTGAAAACCTTTTGACAAGATTTTTTAATTTGAAACCTTCAGTAGACTTTGTTGATCTACGAAAAGCTGACCTGATTGAAATGTATTCTCAATTAAACCAGCATTCAATCAATGGATTCATTACTCATAAAAGTAAAATTAATGATTTTGCTAAATGGATGTATGAACAAGGTTATGGGTCAATAGAACTGTTGCATGATATTTCTGATTTAAAATATTCGGATATAAACCACGACTATTTGTACGATATTTATTATTTCAGAGATATTGAAGAATTGTGGTCTGTTATGTCGTTGATACTTAAAGATAAAGGTACAGAGTTTGATACTTTTAAAGCGGCAGCACTTTTAACTTGGTTGGGAATTGATTTGAACGATATGACAGAGATATTAAAAACTGATTTAGATGAATCAAATCAATGTATCATTCATCCAGTCACCAGAGAAGCAGTTGAAATTCCTCCAGTAGATTTGCACGATATGATTTTTTCTTTCTTGATTAATTATCGTGATGCAGATTCATGTGACACAAAAAAGTTTGGTGGCGGCATTCTTCCTTATGCAAATAGTCAGTATCTTTTGCGCAGCTATAAAAGCGCACATCTTACAGTTGTTCAATTAAGAAAGACTTCTGATCCTGTAAATCAATTAGCAAAAAAAGAAGAAGCACAAAGAATTTTTCAATGGAACAAGATTTATTTGTCTGGCCTATATTACCGAATTTATCAATATGAGCAGCGGTATGGTTCGATAGAGAAAGATGTAAAAATGCTTGATAAATTCTTCCTTTGTAATCAAAAAGAAACTGTTCAAAAGTTAGTAGCATTCGATAGAAAGTATAAAGAATATCAAACATTTATAAAATGCAAAATGCGTTTAAATGCTTGATTTCTGGTTTTAAGAGGGATAACCTCTTAAAACTTACATAAATAACGATATAATCAATAATATCGCAAAGTAGTTTAATTGGAAGAACACTCTGGTGACGTGCTGGGGATGGATACTGGTTCGAGTCCAGTCTTTGCGAATTTCAAAATTCAAAGATTAAAAGGAGAAATGAAACATGAACACTGAAACTATGACCGTACATAAGGCTCTTGCTGAACTGAAGGTGCTTGACAGTCGAATTGAGAGCGCAATTCTAAGTGGCGACTTTGTTATCACTAAGAAGAACAATCAGGATACCGTAAAAGGTAAGACGGCAGAACAGTATAAGGCCAAGGCAGCAGAGGTTTTCCAGAAGGCATCTGATTTGATTCTTCGCCGTAACGCCATTAAGAATGCTGTAGTTGTTTCTAATGCTAAGACTACAGTAAAGATTGGTGATAAGGATTATACGGTGGTCGAGGCCATTGAAAAGAAGAATCACGGCATGGACTATTATGTGCAGCTTCGTGATGTTCTGCGCCAGCAGCTTGCCAAGCAGAAATCCGAACTGGAGAAGCATAATGCCTCCCTCCAGCAGAAGGCCGAACAGTTTGTAACTGGCCTGATGGGTGGTAAAGAGGTTAAGACTGATAGTGCTGAATTTACTACTGCGGTAGATACATACATCAAGTCTAACACTATGACGTTGCTTGATCCGCTTGGTATTGAAAAAAAGATTGAGGAACTGGATGATATGATCAACTCGTTCCTGCCTGAAGTTGATGCGGCCCTGTCGGTGAGTAATGCGGTAACAACTATTACCATCGAGTATTAAGCAAGTTATCTACTCGCTGCATAACGAAAACTGCGAACCATAACACGCCTGAGTTTTGGTGATGTTTTGAGGTGTAAATTAATAAAAACTTCACCGCCTATATCAAAACTTACAGTCTTAGTAAGTTTTACATAAAAATCAAATAGATGATTTTATATTGTAAAATATTAAAAAATTCTAATAGTGTGAATAGCCGATATTAGGGCTAATTCAAGATTAGATTAAAAGGCTGTAAAGTTCAAGGCTAAAAGCTGAAGGTTCAAACTTCAACGTTCAAAGTTTATGAATCTTCAAAGTTGAAAGATTAGGCAACAAAGAACAAAGTTTTACAAAATCCTTGGCAGATGGTTTTTGGAATTGTTATGCTTGTCCAGCGGCTCACCACAAGGCTGTTATGTAGCGAGTTGATATATAGAATGTCTGATAGATATTATCGGGCATTCTGTCCAGAATTTATTATGGAATGTTGGCTTAGAAGCAGCCATCATCTAAGGAGTAGATCGAACCACTGTTAAGTGCGAAATGCTTTATGTCGTACTACTTATCAATGAAAGTGGCATGAAGTGATGTGCTGACAGAAAAATGGGGCTGGCTGATATATTTATCAGAATCTTTTGGCGTAATAGCACACCATAATAAATTCTGAATAGAGTGTCCGATGCAAAGGAGTGATTAATTGCACAAAAAAGTAATTGCTTTTATTGACAGGTTTACATCTGGTGGTAAGCTGAAAGATACGATTACTACTTTTACAGAAGGTTGTTGTTACTGGTTTGCTTATATTTTGCATAGTAGATTTTCAAATTCAATTATTATGTATGATGCTGTAAATAATCACTTTGTTGTAGAAATTGAGAATCGGCTATACGATATAACAGGTGAAGTTACTGGACAATATGATGTTGTTCGGTGGAGTAAATACCTTGATAAAAGGGGTATTATTCGAGACTGTATTAAATTCTAAGAAGGAGAATATAAAATGGAACTTTGTATTGATCAGAATGTTTTGGATCGCTTTCCTAATCTGAATGTCACTAAGGATAATGATGTAGTCAGGGTAAAGTTTGGCGAGAGTGAGAACAATTCTGATTTTCTGTTTCCCCTGAATTTCCCGCTGCATAATCTTGATAATCTTTCTTGGGCAATGATTGATGAGATTGGTCGTGCAGGAAAGGCAAAAACGTTCTTTGCGCTTGGTGCAACCAAGAAGGATTACATGAAGAATGGTTTTGTTGTTGAGTATCAGATTATGGACTTTGACCATGATGATCTTGCTGATGATAGCGGTAAGGCTCCTATCAGTTGGGATATGGTTGCGCTTTATAAGGATGAGATTTATATGAAGCGTAATAGTGAATCCTCTTGCTGGGATGAATGTGACGGACGTACATTCCTGAATGGTGAGTTTTACGATAATATGTCTGATGAACTTCGTGCCATTGTTAAGCCTGTATGGAAGTTGACCGCCAACAAGAACGGTGAGATTGTAAAGTCCAAGGATTATGTCTGGCTGAAGTCTGAAAAGGAACTGTATGGACGTACATTCTATTCCAATGATGGTGAAGGCTATTGGTATGCGTTGTTTATGCAGGAGAACTTTCCGTGGTTTAAGTTGAACGGCGACAATGAGAAGGACTGGCAATGGCTGCGTTCTGTCTATGCTGGCCACACGTCCGATTTCTGCATTGTCTACACTGACGGTTCTCCGTCCGGCAACGCCTCTGGCGATTCCTATGGGGTCGCCCCGGGCTTCTGTACCTGAGTTCATCGGTTCATCACCATTATCTTGTCTAAGGCGTAAGCCGGGACAGATAATGGATGATGAACATTCAAACCAAGTAAAACGAAAGGAAGATATAGATGAGGGTTCTGCTTTTGCTCCGTGGGTCTGCTGGAGTGGGTAAGTCTACTTATATTAAGGAACACGATCTGGAGCAGTATGCACTTTCTGCTGACAATATCCGCTTGATGTGTCAGTCGCCCGTTTTGCAAACAGATGGATCAATGGCAATCAGTCAGACAAATGAAAAGCTGGTATGGAATCTCTTGTTCCAGATGCTTGAGGCCAGAATGCAGCGTGGCGAATTTGTGGTGATTGACGCAACCAATTCTAAGACACAGGAGATCAACCGTTATAAGGACATGGCAAAGACATATCGGTATCGGATTTTCTGTGTTGATATGACTGGCGTTCCTATGGAGGAATGTAAACGGCGCAATAAATTGAGGCCGCTTTATAAACAGGTTCCAGATGAAGTAATCGAAAAAATGTACGCACGTTTTGAAACACAAGCTATTCCTGCTGGTGTGACTGTAATCCAGCCTGACGAACTTGACAAGATTTGGTATAAGCCGAGTGACTATTCTCATTACAAAAAGATTCATCATATCGGTGATATTCATGGTTGTTATACTGTCTTGCAAGAGTATCTAAAAGATGGATTTAAGGATAATGAACTGTATATTTTTTGTGGTGATTACATTGATCGTGGCCTTGAGAATGTTGAGGTTGTAAGTTTCCTGTTTGAAAATATGAATCGTCCTAATGTAATCTTGCTGGAAGGTAATCACGAACGCTGGCTGTGGTATTGGGCGCATGGCGGTACGTCTAAATCGGCAGAATTTGAGAAAGTAACTCGCAAGCAGCTTGAAGCTGGGGGGTTGGATTCTAAAACTGCTCGAATGTTGTATCGTAAATTTAGTCAATGCGTGTATTATACATATCATGAAAAGACTGTGTTGGTTACTCATGCTGGTTTGAGTGTAATTCCTGATAATCTGACAAAGATTGCTTCTGAACAGATGATCCGTGGTGTTGGACGATATAGCGATTATTTGAAGGTCGCAAAGACTTTTGATGAAACAATGCCAGACAATACATATCAGGTATTTGGTCATCGAAATACTGAGGATTCTCCGATTGCAGCATCTAAACGTTGTTTTGATTTAGAGGGCTGTGTAGAGTTTGGTGGTAATCTTAGGGCAGTAGTTTTGGATGCAGACGGTTTTCATCCTGTAATGGTTCGGAATACAGTATTTAAGGAACATATCACAGAGGCAGAAGTTGTTCCTGCTGAATATACTAAAACCGAACAGAATGTTATGGAAGTTGTTGATCAGATGCGTCAGAACAAATATATCTACGAAAAGAAATATGGTGACATTTCCTCGTTCAACTTTACACGGGAGGCTTTTTACGATAAGAAGTGGAATGAACAGACTATGAAGGCCAGAGGTTTGTTTATCAATACCACAAAGGGCGTTGTAGTGGCTCGTTCTTATCCGAAGTTCTTTAATGTAAATGAGAGGGCAGAAACTAAGTTCAATATGCTCCAGCACAAATTAAGATTCCCTGTTACAGCGTATGTAAAAGAGAATGGGTTCCTTGGTATGGTGTCATATAACCCCGATACAGATGATTTCTTTATTACCAGTAAATCCAGTCCTGACAGCGAGTTTTCTGCATGGCTAAAAGCAATGTTCTATGAGAATGTTAAAGACGCTGCTGGCCTGAAGGAATATTTGAAACAAAAGAATGTGACAATGGTATTTGAGTGCGTGGATATGGAGAACGATCCGCATATTATCAAATATGACAAGTCTCATTTGTTCTTGCTGGATATTGTTAAAAATCAACTGGAATATGAAAAGTTGCCTTATTCGCAACTTACTCAGATTGGTAAGAAATTTGGGTTTGAGGTTAAGACACTGGCATATCAGTTTAATGACTGGCAAAGTTTCCATAACTGGTATAATGAAATTACCGATGAAAGTTATCTTTATGATGGCAAGTACATTGAAGGCTTTGTTGTAGAGGATAGTGTTGGCTATATGGTGAAGTTTAAGGGCTACTATTATCATCTATGGAAACATATGCGTTCTGTTGCACAGGAAGTATTTAGAAGCGGTCAGTATCGGCGTATGGGGTCTTTGCTTACACCTCTTGAAAATAAGTTTTATGGATTCTGTAAAGAGATTCGAGAGCAGGATCATCCAACACATATCATTGCGTTACGTGATATGTTCATGCAGCGTTTAATTGAAAGCAAATAACGATATATTCAATATGTAGGGAAGGGGGCGATAGCTATAAATCCAGTATTGTTAAGTACAGGAAACAATAACTGGTCTACACCACAATGGTTCTTTAATCGTCTTAATTCAGTCTTTGGATTTACTCTTGATCCTTGCGCAGACAAAGACAATCATAAATGCGAACAGTATTTCACTGTAGAAGATAATGGTTTGGCGAAAAATTGGGGGGGGCAAGTAGTTTTTTGTAATCCTCCATATGGTCGTAGGACAAAGAATAATCCGGGTCAAGAGGATTGGATTGAAAAATGTTGGGAGGAATGTAAAGAGCATCATATTACAAGTGTGATGCTCATTCCTGCCAGAACAGATACAAAGTCACAACATACATATATTTTCCCAAATGCTAAATATATTTGCTTTGTAAAAGGACGGTTGAAGTTTGGTGATAAAGACGCAGCACCATTTCCAAGTGAAGTTGTTGTTTTTACAGAGCAAAATTATGATAATGAAATTAGGACTTTATCAGATTTAGGATTTTGGATTAAACTAAAAGAGTAGGTGATAACTATAAAATATGTTGGCAGTAAATCTCGAATTGCCAAGCATATTGTTCCAATTATTCAATCATACATAGATCAGATAGATGCCAGCTTTTATTTAGAGCCTTTTGTTGGAGGCGCAAATGTAATTGATAAAATTTCTTGTGATAAGAAAATTGGATATGACATAAATCATTATCTAATTGAATTATTCAAACATAGAAATTTGATTCAAGAACTGCCTGATGAAATTACAAAAGATGAATATGATGCAGTACGAAAATCTTATCAAGCAAATGATGGTAAATATCCAGATTGGTATATTGGAGCGGTAGGATTTCTTGCATCGTACAATGGAAAGTTCTTTGGCGGCAGGGCTGGCATTGTCAAAACTAAAATTGGTACAATGCGCAATTATTACGATGAAGCAAAACGTAATCTTTTATCTCAACTTCCTCGATTAAATGATGTGATATTTGGTGAATCTGATTATAGATTACTTGATATGTCTCAGTATAGACATGGCGTAATTTACTGTGATATTCCTTACAAAAATACAACAGGGTATCAAGATAGTTTTAATCATGATGAGTTTTGGCAATGGGCCGAAGAATGCTCCAAAGAAAACATAGTTCTGGTTTCAGAACAAGTTGCTCCTGATAAATGGCAATCGGTATGGGAAAAGCCAGTAAAAAGAACGCTGGATAATGCTTCACGGATTGATATTACAGAACAACTATACATATTTTCAAATAACAGTTTAATCAACACAGAAAGGATGATATTATGACTTCTACAATTCGCATTAAGAATTTGGCAATTCTTATTATTTGTGTAGCTATTATGGCGTGTGCGCTGGCCTGTTGTTCGCCCCATCCTGAACTTGTTCCAGTATTTAATATTATGTGAGGTGAAAATATATTAATACTAAAGTTTTAAGTGGAACAAATTTAGCTGGTATGTCAACCACACGAGACAGAGTAGATAATGATTTTTATGCAACTCCATTTAATGCAACAAAGGCAATTCTTGATAAAGTTACATTACATGGATCAATATTAGAACCTGCTGCTGGACAAGGACATATTAGTAAAGTAATTAAAGAATACTATCCAAATTGTGAAATTATTTCAACAGATTTAATTAAAAGGCAAGATAAATTTGATTGTAATATTCAAGGTGGAATTGATTTCCTTATATATGATTATGGGCGTACTTTCGATACTGTTATTAGCAATCCTCCTTTTTCTTTGGCAAAAGAATTTGTTGAACGTGCGCTAACTCTCGCAACTGATAAGGTCATAATGTTTGCTAAAATTCAATTTCTTGAAGGGCTACAAAGAAAAGAATTTTTTGAAAAGAATCCTCCTTCTACTGTATATGTATTTTCTAAACGAGTTAATCCTTTGCGAAATGGTGAAGAATTAGATGAACGAGGCAAGCCTTGGTCAAGTACAATGTGTTTTGCATGGTTTGTATGGGATAAAAATTATAGTGGTGAGACTATTGTTAAGTGGATTTAAAAAATAAGGTCATATGTTATTTTAATTGGAGGTTATATGTTTGGAAGAAAACAGCAATAGATTTTTGAATTACAAAATCGTGTTAAAGAATTAGAAAATATTCTTTGCCCATTTAATCAACATGATTATGTTGAAATCGGAAGAACATATGATGGCGGTGATCCCATTTATTCAAGAGAAGAATGGATTGTTTCATGTGAATGTAGGCGGTGTCATAAAAAGATTATTAAATACGAGATTTAAGGAGTAATACAATGAAAATTTATTATGCTCATCATCTTTGGAAGTATGGAACACCTATTGAGGATTATGAAATTGAATGTATTAAAAAGAAATTTGAAGATGCTGAGATTATTAATCCTCGTACATTGTTGCCACAAGATAAACCTGAGTCAGAGATTATGCAATTAGCATATGACACTATTAAAGGTTGTGACGTACTGGTATTTTCAACTGTGTCTGGAATGATTGGACACGGAGTTTTCAATGAAATTGCTGTAGCTGTTAATTCTGGCATTTCAATCTATCAGTTTGAAGGCAATACTTGTTATGAAATGAAGGACGTAGATTTGAAAGACATTGTATTTCAAGGCGATAATCGGGTTTATGCACTCGTTCGTATTCCTTATGAATATCAAGAAGATACGGATTGGTGAGTGATGGGGTTAAAAGTATTATCAATTTGTGGCGGGTTAGAAACTGGTCTGCTTGCTTTAAAGGAATTAGGGATACCAGTTGATGAATACCATACATACGAAATTTTTGCTCCGGCAATCGAGTTAAGCAAACGACACTTTCCAGAAGTACAACATCATGGGGATGTAATTGGAGCGGATTTTTCACAGTTTAAAGGCTTTGATCTGGTGATGGCTGGCACGTGCTGCCAAAGTCTATCCGTAGTCCGACAAGAGAATGATGAAGTATGTTCAGGGCTAAAGGGCAAGTCTGGTATTTTCTTTGAGTATGCAAGAGCCGTCAAAGAAATTCAACCAAAATGGTTTCTGTTAGAGAATGTAGTTCCAAAGAGTAAGACCGATCAGAGTATTATTACCGATAACTTGGGGGGGGGCAAGTTCCTCAGTTGATAAATTCAAATCTCTTTTCTGCACAAGACAGGGAGAGATTGTATTGGACGAATATTCATATCGGTTCGTTGCCTAAATCAAACACAACAGTCCTGAAAGATATAATGGTATCAGATGTACCAGAGAAAGATTACTATGATAAACCATATATTTTTCATGGTGAAGATAAAAAGGTAATCGCCACATTACAAATCAATACACATGATATGTTGAAACGAGTTTACAATCCTCAATTTAAGTGTGCAACTTTGACTTGTGTGAATGGTGGGTATCAAGAAAAGAAAGTTTGGGATAATGGACGTATTCGTAAACTAACACCCATTGAATATGAGAGGTTGCAAACATTGCCAGATAATTTTACAGAAGGATATAGTGACAATGTTCGGCGTTCACTCTGCGGCAATGGGTGGACAAAAGAGGTTATAAAGCATATTTTTAAAGGCTTATAACGATATAATCAATAAGAAAGAAGGTAATGTATGGCAAAGATTTTAGAGTTAGAGAGTAGTGGTACTGATCCGATTCCTACTGAGACAAAGCAAGACAATATGACAGACACAGAAAAGGTAATTCAAGGTTTGATGCGTAAGGCTTATGCTCTCGGCGTTTCGTCTGGTGTGCGTACTATGTGCGTTTCTGTTCTGGCACAGTTAAACCAGACAAAGAAAATGAACCCGCAGAAGCAACTAAATCTTTTACGCCAGATGTGTCAAAAGAACATTGAAAATCAAAATAAGGTTGCACAGAACGCAGATAATTCTACTACTGAAACTACTACAAATAATGAAAAGGAGAATAAGTAATGTTTAGTCGTGATATTTTGACTGTTAAAGAGGCTCAGTTGAACGCCCTTGTCGCAGAATCGGGGGGGGCAGTATCTTTAATCACAAGTACGATTGATCGGTTAGAGACTATTAATAGCAAGATTACTGATACACGTCAGGAGATTGCTAATTATCAGTCTGAGTTGAATCGAATTGATGGCTCAATGGAGCAACAGTTTGGTCATAATGCGAAGATTATTGGTAAATTTAAGAGTTTTCTGGAGGACTAATGAAAGAATGTTTTGAAAATGAAATTGCATGGATTCATTCACAGGATATTCAGCAATTTGCAAAATACTGTGTAGATAATTTGCCTGATTATTTCTTTACAGTTCCAGCATCGTCCAGCGGTAAATATCATCCATCATATGCTCTTGGCGATGGCGGTCTTATTCGTCACACTAAAGCTGCGGTGGCGGTTGCGCATGAATTGTTTAATCTTGAAATGTTCCAAAAGCAATTCACAGAGAATGAACGGGATTTAATTCTGTTGAGTTTGATTCTTCATGACGGAAAGAAACAAGGTAGCGGTAATGGTAAACATACAGTATTTGAACATCCCCTATATGCTGCTGACTTTGTAAGAGAATGTAATTTTGAATGTTCTAAACTAACTGATAAACAAGAACAAATTGTGTGTAATGCAATTTCTTCACATATGGGCCAGTGGAATACAGCACGAAATTCCAGAACTGAATTGCCTAAACCCGCAGATAGGATTCAGAAATTTGTACATATGTGTGATTATCTTGCGTCACGCAAATTTTTAGAAGTTAATTTTGATGCAATAAGTTATTAAAGGAGAGATGTAAATGAGTTATCAGGCACGATTTAATTTTGTTGGTACACCTGTTATTCCCAAGCAGAAGGCAGATACCAAGCGTCCGTTCTGTAAGGAAATGACTAAGAAGGATGATAAGGGCAAGAAGCGTGAAATGCTTTCTATGACTTTTGGGGTCAAAGAAAGCGATTCTAATATGGCTTTTGTTGAGGCTTTTGACAGTGTTCAGGAAACTATTAAGACAATGAACACTGACAATGAGAAACTGGATGTTGCTTGGGCTGACCGCTTTGATGAGGAAATTGTTTCTCAGGTTGCCAATTATCGTAAGTACATTGTTGATCTTGGCGAGGATCATGGTGGGCGGCAGGAGTTCATCACTGTCTATGATATGATTAAGCACTTGCAGGAGTATCTTCCCGATTATGAAGGCCGTGTAGTTGTTACAGGCCAGTTTACTCGTGATTGGTATGGCAAGAAGAAGATGTACTACAGCAAGTTCCGTATTCAGAATGTTTTTGCTGCTCCAGAAGAGCGTAAAAGCCGCCTTATGATTACTGCTGATCTGTTCTATAACAAGGATAGCTTTGATGATTCTGATTTTGATGAAAACAAGAAGATTACACTGGATTGTTATATTGAGCAGTACATCAACAAGGATGAGGGCCGTAAGTATGTTCCTATTCAGGTTGTTTTCTCTGGCGCAAAGTATGATATGGAGAACGAGCGTCATAAGAAGCTGCTTGATTATAAGATGAAGTATATCAAGGTTAAGAGCAAGGATATGGTTCATATTCCGTGGGAAATGGTTCTACTGCGTGGTGCTGAAGAGGCTGATTTTGATGAGTCGATGTTGACTGATGCTCAAAAGGAGCAGATTGAACTTGGCATTAAGACACTGGATGATTTTAAGCCCAAGGGCAATATCTACGGTGATCGTATTGATGAGTTCCGTTTGTTCGATCCGAAGCTGGATGGCGATTTTGCTGATGGCTTGCTGGATGCCGATGACAAGGGTAGCGAGTTCGAGGAACGGATTTATCAGCCGCCGCAGGATGAGACTTTGGATGAGGCCAAGAGTAATTCTAAGAAGGGCAATAAGTCTGATGAGGATGATGAGCCGCCATTTGATAAGGATGATAAGAATGATGGCGTAGATGAAGATGACCTGTTTTAATGAAAGGAGTGATGTGTAATGGCAAGGAAATTTGGTAAGAAGCGTGAAATCTGTATTGATCCGTTGGCATATAACATTGGCCTGATTGGTGAAAGTGGCATTGGTAAGTCTACTGTCATTAAGGAGGTTTGTGAGAAGCTGGCTGGTGATGAGGGTTATATTGCCCTTGATATTGGTAAGGAAGATGGTCACGATGCTATTAATGGTATTGTGTCTGAAAAGATTCCTGATTGGGCTACTTTCAAGGAGTTCTGTGATGATGTGATTGAGAACAAGTTGACTGATTATAAGGAACTGCGTGTTATTGTTCTTGATACGTTTGATCAGTTGCTTGAAATTGCAGAGCCGGAGGTTATTCGGATGCACAACCGAGCCAACCCCGATAAGCCTAAGATTACATCTATTAAGGCTGCATTTGGTGGTTTTATGGCTGGTGAGGATAAGGCGATCCAGATTGTTCTTGATAAGCTGTGGGAACTGAAGGGTGTTGGAGTTTCTTTTATTGCGATTGGACATACAAAGAAGAAAGACGTGGATGATCCTATTACTGGCGAGTCTTATTCCATTCTGACTACTAATATGAGTCAGCGGTACTTTAATGCACTCAAGACTAAGTTGCATTTCCTTGGTGTCGCTTATATTGATCGTGAGATTGTCAAGCAAAAGACAGGTAAGAAGAATGTTGTCACTAAGCAGGAGGAAGTTAAGGGCAAGGTTTTGGGCGAAACTCGTTGTATTTCTTTCCGTGATGATAATTACAGCGTAGATTCTAAGTCTCGTTTTGCTGATATTGTTGATAAAATTCCTCTTGATTCTGACGCTTTCATTAAGGCTTTGACGGACGCTATTCTTGCCGAGCATAGCAAGGGCGACAAGACTATTGAGCAGTCTAAAAAGGAACTGGCTGCGGCTCGTAAGGCAAAAGAGGCCGAGGTTGCCGAGAAGCTGGAGCAGGATGCAAAGAACAAGATTGATGAGGAACGCAATGCAGAACTTATGAGTGTGATTCAGAATAAGTTCTCCGATGCCAATGCTGCCACTAAGAAGAAGGTTAAAGCAATTATGGCTGAGAATGATATTCCGAATTTCAAAAATTCTGATGATATTCCTACCGCTATTCTGGAGAATATTGTTGAGGTTCTGAATCAGACAGAGTAATAGGAGGTACTTATGGCGAGGCCATGCAAATGTGCTATTACTGGCGAAAAGGGAACTACAGATACATTTGTAAAAATCAATGGTAAGTATTATAAAAGCCAAGAAATTTATGATGCTGACCAAAAGAGTAAGGCCAAGCGTAAAGAACTGATTGATTATGTTTGTCGGGAGTTTTTAAGGTATGGAAATGGGCAACCATTTCCTACCTCCCTTCCTAAAAAGCTAAATGAACTGTCATTTTATGATGATGATGTAATTTTAGAAACATTTAAACGATGTGCGTCTGATATTCATTATCAGATGGAACATAAGCAGTTCTCCGCTGAATATAACAAAGTCGCATATATGTTTGCGATCATTAAAAACTCTATTGCAGATGTAAATGCAGAGTTCCAACGTAAAAAGAAACAAGAGAATACCATAAAAACAACCGAAATCGAGTGTGGCGATTTATCCAGTATTGGGACAAAAACCCGTGGAAAGGATATTAGCAGCTTTCTCAATGATGATGAGTTTTAAAGGAGGGTGATCAATATAGATTTAAAAAAGTATCCTGAAGAACTGATTAAAGGTCGAGATAGCGCAGAAGCCACATTCGTTTTTTGTTTATGGAAACAGCCTGACTTATATGATGATTTTCAACGTGTAAATGCAAATGAAGATCAGACATTAAAAACAGATGATGGTGTTTTCTATTTTTCACTTGGGCGGCAGATGTTCAATCAAGGCTTTAAATCTTTTGACAATGTAACTATATATACATTTTTAGAAGGTAAGCCAACAGTCAAAAAGCATTTCGATGAACTTGGTGGTTATGCTACAGTAAGTGAACTTTGTTCTTTAGTTAATCCTGAAAATGTCGATGCTTATTATGACAAAGTTGCAAAGATGAACACGCTTATGACTTTGTACGATAAAGGGTTTCCTGTATTGGACAATGTTGATCGTTTCTCTAAAATGACAAATCAAGAGGTGTATGATTATTTTGATTACATTTTAAATAGTGTAAGCATTAAAAACACACACGATAT